ACTTCCGGCTTGAGCGTGGACTTCTGGGTGTCGTACTTGGCGATGACTGCACGAACAGCATCCGGCCCCTGAGCCAGCGCAGCACGGAACTCGGGGATGAAGCGCAGCAGTTGGGCGTTGGCCTTGCCGTTGGCTCGCGTGAGCGCGTAGCGGATTTCCGCCAGCCGGGTGTCCTGCGCCACCGGCTCCATGTCCCCTTCCAGCGTAGGCAGACCGCCTGCGGCGGCTTGGTCGCCCGTGAGTTGGTACGGCTGGTCGCCCACCATCTCGTAGACGCCGGTATCGAACAGGTTGCGCTGGTTGATGTTGTTCGGCCCTGCCGCCACCATTTGGGCCGACAGTTGCTGGATCGCGGCGTTGATCGCCTCCAGTTGGCTCGTGTCCCCGGCGGCAGCGGCCTGCTCGGCCATCTGCTGGAGAATCGTCGCGTCGCGCAGGTAGTCGCTGTAACCCTCGGGCTGCACAGCAGGCTGGCCGGTCAACGTCTGCTCGCCACCAAACAACTCCCCCTGCTGGCCGAACTGAGCGTACGGGTCGAGCGCGGGCTGCGAGATGGGCGGCGTAGCCGACTGCCCCGGGTTGGCCCCCGGCAGCAGGTTGGTGGGTTGCGGCGGGCGACGAAGACCGCCCAGTGAGCCGATGGCACCCTCTGCCATACCGCCGACGACCGCCGAGTTCAGGCGGCGAGAAGCGATCTCTTCGGGAGTGAGCGTCGGGTTGAACGCCATCTCCAGTTCGTTCTGACCCAATTCACTGGCTGCGCCGCCCAGAGCGTTGACGCCTGCCGCCTTGGCCATACGGGTGGGTGCCCCACCTGCGAACGCGCCGCGAGCGAACGTGCCGCCCAAGACCGCCTGCGGAATACCTTCCATCAAGCCGTACGGCAGTGCGCCTGCAAGGGCAGCGTAAGGCGACGGGTCGCCCGCATCGACCGACTCCTGATAGAGCGCGCCAGCGCCCATGCCAGAGCCCAGAGCCAAGCCGCCGGTCAGGTTGCGAGCGAAGGTGTTACCCGCCTCAAGGGCGGCCCGCTGCGCGGCGAAGTTAGCGCCTGCCGTGGCTCCGCCACCGCCCACTGCTCGGGGCAGTATGGCACCCATGCGGGACAGGCCCGCCGGGATCGCGGCCTGCGGAGCGACCGCACCCAGAGCCAAGGCTCCACCGATCTGCGGCAGTTGCTTGGAAATCTGGTACGCGGCGAACGGCAGCGCGGTGCCGAAGGTTTGATCCTCGACCCGCTCCAGATCGGGGCGACCGTTGCCGTACGCCTCCAGCTCGTTTTGCGCCGCCTGCTCAAGCGCCCAGTCCGTAGCCCCGCCGAAACCGAGAGCGTCCGCACCCGCAGCCAGTGCGCTGTAGCCGAGCCCCTGCAACGAATCGACACCGGCAGACAGACCGGCACTGATCGGGTTGCGTTTTGGCTTCTGGTCTACCCCCGCGCTAAACGGGGTTGCCCTCAGTTGCGACAGGTCGAGCGGCATCGGGCTTCCTTAGAAGGGGCGTACACCGTAAGGAACAGGGGTCGGCTGGAGGCTACGCACGTCAACCGGCTCTTGCGGCGGGCGAGTGAGCCCGCGAACCTGATCGCGCAGCATGTTCGTCGTGGGGTTGGCCGGAGCCGCCGAATTGGTCGCCGAGCCGCCGAAACCGGCGTTGGCCTTGGGCTGCGCAAGCGCAGCAGGCTTCATGGCTTGGGTAATCTCCACGGCGGTAAAGCCGAGTTCGCGCAGCTTCTCCGGCGGGAACATGCCAACGATCTTGCGCAGCTCGGGCACTCGCTCCTCGGGCTTGAGGTTCGGTACCTGCATGCGAATGATGTCGAAGTTCTCCATCTGGTCGATCTGCGCCAACTGCTTGTTGATCTCCATGGCGTCAAGGTTCTTGTTCCCCAGCACCGACTGGCGGATCGCCTCGTAGCGAGCCTTGACGGGATTGTCGGGCAGAGCAGAGTCACCCGCCGCCAGTTGGCTCAACAGTTTGTTGTCGGTGATCGGCTTGCCGTCCATGGTGTAGGCCGCGACCTTCGGCACGTTGTTCGCGCCAAGCTGAGTGACGACGTTGATCGGCACCTTGCTGACTTTGCCCGTGGTCGGGTCCGGCACGTTGATCGTAGCGGTGCGGACGTTGGGGCGGTTGAGCGCCGCCGAGGCGGAGTCGGGGCGCGGGTTGCCGTAGGTTCCCAGTACGCGGGTGCCGTCCGACGACATCGCGAGAACGCGGCCCGAACCGTCTTGCATGAACGTCGGCTTGCTGACGACGTCGCTGCGATACCGCTCCATGGTCTCGGCATTGCGTTGCGCCGCGTTGGCCGTGATTCGTCCAGTTGCCGCCTGCTCGCGCTGAATGCCACGGGCAACGGCAGCCGAATACTGCTCGGGCGAAGCTGCACTGAGCTCGGCGTCGGTCAGGCCGTTGATGATCTCCATGAGGGACTGCTGCGTCACCGGGAACTGCGACGTGGTCTTGCCATCGGGGGATATGATGTAGCCCGTCTGACCGTTGGGGGTCGAGGCAAACGCCACCTGTGAACCTTTGAACTTGTCTCCGCCGATCTGGTCGGCGTTGAACATCGGTGCGTACCGGGTGAGGAACCCCGGCATGTCCGTCTGAAGTTCCTTGATCATCGTCGCGCGGCGGGCCAACGCGGCATCGGCTGCCTGCTGCTGGGTCAGAGTGCGGTTCTGCTGCCCCGTCTGGTACTGGCGCTGCCCCAGATTGAACAGCCGGTCGCGCATGCCTTCAGCCTGCTCCACCATACCTTCGCGGGCGTACACGTCGCCCAACTGGCGGTAGTAATCGGCGTCCGTTTGCTGCGTCACGTTAAACGCGCCGGGGATAGCCTCGTCGCCGTCGATGCCGGGGGCCATGAACTGCGTGCGGGCGGTCTCAGCTCCGGGCCGCTTGACGCCCGCGATGCCTTCACGGATGCGCTTCTGGCGTTCCTGCTCCTCGCGCCACTGCTTGCGCTGCTCCTTCTGGAACTCCTGATCCTCTTCCTTGCGACGCTCGTCTTGGGCTGCCATGTGGCCGCGCATCAGGCCGCCAGCGAAGTTCCCGAAGTTGACAATGCTCATCTCGAACCCCTAAAGCAAAACCCCCTTGCGGGGGAGCGATCAATCGTCGATGCCTGCGAACAGGTCGTCGGTGTCCGCGTCGGCTTCTTTCTTGGCGCGACGCTTGGGTTTCTCGGCGGGGGCGGCGGGTTGCGGAACCACGACTTCCTTCACCACGTTCTCGCTTTCCTGCTCCAGCCGCAGGCCGATGGGCGTCAGGATGAAACCGCCGTTCTCCATGGTGGCGATGTATTCCTTCTTGCCGTTAACGACGGCAATCAGTCGCCCGCCGACTTCCTCGGCGTTGTACTTGGCGATCAGTTCCTTGACGGTAACCATGCTTTCTCCTTACGCGATGCCGCGTTGTTTCTCAAATTCCAGACCCTCTTGGCGCATCTTCTCCAAGCGATCCAGTCCGTACTTCTTCACTGCGCCCACCGGCAGGACGAACTCACCGGGCGAGAGGTAGGCAGGCACCATGTCGTCCTTCGGGCCGCCGGGGCCGGAGACTTTGCCGCCTTTGGGGTTCACCGCTTTGCCGCCCATCGCTTTGCGACCGATGCCGACCGGACCGCCATCCTTCAGGGCCGCGAGAGCCGCCAGCGGCAGGAGGAACGGCAGCGCCGTGGCAGCCGCGCCCAGAGCAGCAGAAGCACCCGCAGCACCCGTGGCGAGACCCGTACCGGCAGCACCCGCAGCACCCGCACCGGCACCCGCAGCACCAGCGGCACCAGCCGCACCGGCAGCCTCAAGACCGGCGGCAGTAGCCGCACCGGCTTCGCCGAGACCCGTAGCAGTGGCCGCAGCATCGGCGGTCAGCTTAAGACCCTGAGCTCCGAAAACGCCTGTCTGGTCGGCGAGCATGGCCGCCTGCTGGCTACCCATCGACACGCCGGGGGTGGCGGCCCCGTAGCCCAGAGCACTGCCAGCGGCCTTGTCCACCATCGTCTTGGCGAGCTTGGTTGCCGTTGTCGGGCTCACTTGCGGCTGCGGGTTGGGGGCGGCCTGACGAGCCGAGACACCTTGACCGGCTTTGTTCACATCGGCCATGGCTTGGTCGTACACGTTGCCGCCTTGCGCATAACGCTGGATGCCACGGACTTCCCCGCCTTCGGCATACGAGGGGACCATGCCGCCGTCGGCAGCATTGAACCAGCCCGCGACCGTGTTCCAGCCCTTTTCCAGCTTGTCGGCGTTGGCAAGGCCGTACATCGCGGCGCTGCCCAGTTGACCGTAAGCCTGACCCCGTGCCGCATCGGCCTGCGCTGCGCGGTTGTTGGCGCTGGCAAGGGTCTGGCCCATGCTGCTGAGAGACTGAGCGGGATCAAAACCGGCGAGACCGGCGTAGCCAGCGCCTTCGAGTTTCAGACCTTCTGCACGAGCCCCGGCGCGGGCTTGGTTCATCCCGGCAGCCGTCTGGGCAGCCATGCCAGTGCCCGAGATGTCTCGGCCCCGCTGGTAGCGCGGGTCGGCGGGGTTCACACCCATCGACGCCATCTGCGCGTCGCGCATGCGCTGGGCATTGGCAAAACTGGCTGTTGCGTCCTCGGCGAACCGATCCGCTTCCAGATTCTGGTTGAGGATGGAGCCCATGCCTTGGCCTCGCTCGACGAAGCCTCGGAAGCCCCCCATGGCTTCTGTGCGTCCCTGAATGCCTTGCTCGGCAACCCGGGTCTGCATCGCCAGTAGGTCTTTTTCCTCTTGCTCAAGACCGCGTTGACCGCCGCCGCCACCACACATATCAATCTCCTTGAGAACGCTGCGCCCGGGCAGCCTTTTCAGCTTCGAGACTCGCTAGGTAGGCGTCCCAGCCTTCGCCGTGGACAAACCTGCGCAACTCAGGACCAATCTCCGCCGCCCAGACCGGCCCGCCAATCAGGTGGGCAACCTGCAACGCCACGTTGACGTAGCTGCTGCGCGAGATGAAAGCAATCCGTTTGTCGCCCGCGTCATCCGTCGCTTCGAGGATGTTCGCAACTTTCCAGTTGTCGATGGCGGAGATGACCAGCGGGTGCAGCAGATCGAAGTTGGCCCGGTAGAACTCGTTGCGCGGCAGCATGACCATCGCCGAGTAGAACACGTCGTTGATTGTGGGGTCGTCAACCGTCACGTCTTTGTCGATCAGGTCGTCCCACGTGTGGGCAATGTCACAGATCAGCGCGAGGAAATCCTCGGCGCTGCGGTTGCCCCGGCAAACAGTTGCGAACATCTGACCACGAGTCATACCACAGATTCTACTTGTTGTTAGGCTCTTTTGGGTACTTGTTCTTGACTTCTTGCACCGCTTGGTACATAGCCTTGGCTTCCGGGGTCTTGGCCCCCGGGCCGAATTCCTTCCACAGCGCGTCGAGCTGGTCGCCAATGGCCGGGTACTCGTTCTGGCGGCGGGTTTCGTAGGTGACCTTGATGATCGACTCGGCGTCGATGACGACGCCATCGACGTACTTCTTTCGGTACGAGTTGAAGATCAGCGGCTGGTCGCCGATGTCAATCCAGTCCTCGGGGGCTTGCTCCTCGAACTGGCGAAATTCCTCGACGTAGCCGTCTTGGTCTACTCTGATTGCGTTGACGAGTTTCATCGCTTTGCCGCTTGCAAAAGGGCGTTAAGAGTCGTGTTTAACCCGTTTCGGGTAGACCCCCCAGTTATGACGTCAAAAAACACGCCGAACGCGAACCGATACGACCCCGGCTCCAGCTCGATATAGCCAATCGTTCCCGTAAATGTGCCGCCGCCCCCGACACTGACACCGGCTTCGGCCAAGGCTGTAGTGTCGGTCCAGTACACGGGATCGGTGGGCGGGAACGTATTGCCGTTGACTTTGGACCGAAATATCTTTCGGAAGCTCGTCGTGGCGGTGCCACTCGCGCTAATTTTGTACTTGACGTTGTGTTGAACGACGTCGTTTATGTTGTAGGTTTGGCCTGCGTTCCAGTTACTGTAGAACTCGTTGTTGTTGATGCACGAGACGCGCAAAATCCAAGACACGGCGGGGGACGAGGAATACCCCGGAACCGGGTAGATGTTCTGAAGCCCGGTGACCGCGAACTTCTGTTTGTAGTACTTGGTAACCCCGCCTTCCACGAAGGTGCCCAAGTTCGGGACGGTGACGTCTTGGTACGAAATGATGGTTTCTTCTTGCGTCCAGTAGTAGGGTGCCGCGTCAGAACCCGCCCCTAGCGAGCGGGTGATCGTGACGGACTCGCCCGCCAGTCGTAGCGTGTCTATCTGCGCTTGACCGATTTTTGCCGTGCCGATAGTGCCGTCGCCGATGAAGGCGGTGTCCATGTACACGCCGACCGGGATCGTCGTCTTGCCATCGGGGGCCACTGTGGGTGTGGTGTAGACCTTGAATGGGACTTTTGCCGTACTCGCGCCGCCAAAGCTCGGCGAACCAATGGCAAACTTGTCAGCGCGGATGATGAACGCGGAGGACGTCGCGCCCGAGTTCAGGTTGGTGTCAGAAATCAGACCGAAGCCGGACACCCATCCACCGGTCTCCAGCTTGACGGTGTATTCCGCGCTCAGGCGGCTTGTGACCTTGTCCGCAAACGTCTTGGACTCTTGCCGCACCGCTGCCGTGTTGATGACCTCTCCAGTAAGTGGGTCGCGGATCGCAGACTGGACTTGGTTCCAGTTGACGGCGGAACCCGCGTTGGAGTTAACCACCACCTCACTGCCCCCTTGCACCAACGCCGAGGCGCTGCCCACCGCACCCCAGATGGTGTTGATCGCCGAAGCCAGTGCGTTGTCGGAGTTGGTACGGACGGTCTGCTCAGTCAAGATACCCGCTTCCGTCGTGCCGACTCGCGCCCCGATAGCATCGACTTGAGTGACGATGGCTGTATCAGCGGTCTTACGCTCCTCAATCTCGTTCCGAACTATTGTCTCGGTGGTGCCCACCCGCGTAAACAGGTTGGGGATGTCGATGATCGGAATGCGCTGGCCCAGAACCGTCCACAGCCGGTTGTTGAGGATGTCCAGCGTGGTTTGGTTTAGCAGGTCGTTGACGTACTTCTGCACGCCGGTCGTGACCCCATCGGGCGGATTGGTGATGAGGTCGTACCCTGCGCCGCCGGGTGCAAAGTACCCGCTGTTGACGTCCTGTACGAGCTTCTCCAGCTCGCCCTTGGTGATGAACCGCTCGTCCGAATCGGGCTTGGTCTCGCCGTTGCGAGTGCGCCAGCCGTTGACAATGGCCTCCAGAACCCGACGGGTGTCGTTGTCCTTGATGGTGTGCAGCGGCGGAATGCTGCCGGTGTACTTGGAGACTTCAGACATCGCGCAGCTCGCTCATGGTCTCGGCGATAGAAATTTCCTTCACGATCCCGGTGCCCGATAGCTTGTACGACCAGCGCAGGCTCTTGCTACCCGAAGCGACGCGGAAGTAGCTCGGGGCCGTAAACGTCATGGGCGAGCCCCACTGCACGCCGTCGGCGTACAGCGTCAGAGTCACCGGACCCGTTGTGTTGATGTACCCCGCTCCGAAGTTGATCGGCTTAGGCAGGATGAACTCTTTGCTGTGCCACGTGTACGTCACGTCGCTGCCGCCCTTGTACTGGTACAGGCCGGTGCCTTGCATCAGGTAGAGCTGGTCAGACGCCGGGAGGACGTACAGCGCATCGGCTCGGGTGGTGCTGTCCAGTTTGCTCAGGTTGCCGCCGCCTTCGGCGTCGATGCGCAGCTCCCACATCTTTCCTGCGGTCGAAGCGCCGCACACCACTGCGCCGTCGTGGTAGGCCAGCTCCAACTGGGAGAGCACCGTCCCGAACTGCTGACGCCAGACTTCGCGGGTCCAGAATTTCTGGCTCAGGCTCAGGTCCACGTTGTAGCCGTCGATCACGGCGATGCCGTCGTTCGAGATGTACGCGACCGTGTTGCCCACCACGCACATGCCGTGATCCGAGACGCCCGCTTGCGACGTGCTGAGTTGAGCCTGCGTCATCGCGTCCGGGTGTACGCCCGATACCATGAACGGATAGGTCAGCGTCGTGACGACCAGCGAGTTCTCGATGGAGCGCATGCCCACGAGGTTGACCGGGAACGTCATCGCATACGGCCACGCCCACGGGCGGTACGGCTCGCTGAAGTACAGCGTGTTGCCGTTGAACGCGGCGAAGAACCCGTTGGGCAACAGCGTCAGCCCGCGCAGGTTGGTGGGCGGCAAATCCCAGCCGGTGGACTCCAAGATGGCGTCCGTCTGAGTGATCGTAGACGCCGCATCGGTGTAGGTGACCGAGGTTCCGCTGAAGAACTGGGGCGTGGTAGTCAGCGACAGGTAGTCGCCCGTCCCGGTCGAGCGGTACATGCGAAAGCGCGTGCAAGGCACGTAGCCCGTAAACGACGGCGGAGTGAACGTGAGTCTTACGCTTTGCAGGTACGTCGGGCTGACCACCACGGGCGGCGATGGCTTGGACTCCTCGTTCCAGTTGTTGACCATCGTCACCACGTACGCCCGGGTGCTCAAGACGCCGTAGTTCAGTACAAGCCTCCAAGCGTTTGCGGTCGTGCCGTTCTTGCTCAGGGTTGCATCCACGCCGCCGGGAACCACTTCCGAGCGAGTCGAGGTGCCGCCGTCGGTCGTCGAGAGTGTAAACAGCGTGGCGTTCTTAACCGTGTCAACCACTTCGAGCCGCACGCCCAGTCGAGCCGTTTCCGGGGTAGACGCGCCCACCTGCGTGTTGCGCCCTTCCAGAATCGCGCCCGGGGTGGTTGGGGCTTTTCCTTGGGGCGTGATCGAGGTGACGCTGCCGTAGACAGTGCCGCCCACTACGACCGTGGACGAGTCCTCAAGAGTTGCCGCCGCTGGCGGGTCTACGCTGATCGTGTTGGACACATACGCGGGGTCCGTTATCGTCCCGGTGTTTTGCTGGTACGTCAGCGACGTGATCGTCACCGTGTTCGACGCGCTGCCCGTCGGCGTCGTGTTGACTGGAGCAGCAGCGGTGAAGGTGTACTCGCGGAAAGCCTTTACCGTGGTGAAGTTGGAAATCTGCGTTTCCTCGAAACGCGCTCCGTTCTGCTCGTAATAGCTGTACAGGCGCACTGACGCATTCGGGTAGTCGGGCAGGGTCGTCCGGTCCTCCAGCACGTAGGTGGGGGCCGCTGCAACCGGGGGTACGCCCACGGCGTAGTTGGTCGCCGGTTCGCCGCCGTTGGTGCCAAGCAGGGTGTGCTGCGCTACGCGGAAGCCGCCGTTTTCTGCCGTGTAGTAGAAGCGGCTGAACTGGTCGTCAATGACCGGGCCGCGCCACGCTTTGGTGCGGTTGGTCCACGAAGCGAAACGCACTCCTTCAAGGCTGAACAGTGCCTTGGCCGCGTTGGCAAGGTTGCGCAGCAAGAAGGTGCCTTTGGTCGGACGCAGCTCTCCATACGCGAAGTTGCAGTTGACCGCTTCTTGCGCATTGTTGGCGGGCAACTTGTCGGCAGGAATCCGTGGAATCTCGCCGCCGAACACTTTGGTGGAGAGAATCGTCATGAGCGTCTTTCCATGGGGATGATCCCGGGCGGAGGTTTATAGATTATATGTAACTCCGGCGTTTGTTAGCTAGTCACTTTGCCATGAGGTACAGGCCGATATTGCTGAAGGCGTACCCGGCGTAGACGATGGTCATGTTGACGTTGCCCTTGGACGCCTGCTCGACGGCTACCCAAGCGTAAGCCAGCCCCGTGGCGATGATGAGCCAGCCGCTCATGGCGTTGCGTACAGCTTGCCCCGGAAGTAGGCGTTGCCGTCGTCCCGCACCGCACAAAACTCAGGGTGCAGCAGCATCCCGTTCTTCCACGTGAGGACCGCGAAACCCGACGCCCAGTTGAACCCCGGCTTGCTCTGGCGGTAGGAGAACTCGTCTTGCCACTCGTCAGCCAGCATTCCGGTCTTGATGCCGTAGTGGGTGTTCTTGAACCCCTTGTGCGCCTTGGCCGACAGTTCGTGAGTGTGGCCGGTCACCGTGTGGCAGCCGCCCTTGAGGACATCGTTCCAGCCGCTGTGCACCCCGGCATGCCAATCGTGGATCACCACGCAATCGTCGTTGATGTCGATGCGCTCGCTGTCCTCCCAGTGCGGCAGGTGGTCGCGCAGCAGGAACCCTTGGATGCCCTCGAACTCGGGCACTTGGTTGGACAGCCGGGTCTCAAAGCGGGCGCAGTGGTTGCCATAGGTGCGCATGAGTTTGCAGCCGCCCGGGCGAATCTTCTCGATGTCGCCGAGTCGCTCCTTGACCGCCTCCAGTTCTTGATGGATGGTCGGGGCTTTTTTCCAGCGAATCCGGGGATGTCTCGATGCCATGCCGCCGTCAAGAATGTCGCCGTTAAGTATGACCGCCCTGACCTCCGACTTGAGATCGACTAGCAAATTGCACAGCGCCTTGTGCGCCACCGGCACGTGGCCGGGGCTGTAGTGCGCGTCACTGCCCACGAGGATGACTCCGTCGCTGATGTTGAAGCGGATGACGTCGCGGCGCGAATTGACCACCATCTGGGCCGTCTCTAGCGCGTACTTGGTCCCCTTCTCGCTCGTTGTCGCCAAGACGACTCCGCGCTGCTCCAGTCGGGCGCGGCGGTCGTACACGGCCCGTTCGGTTATGTTGAGCAACTTAGCGATCTCCCGAGGCGAGCCGAGCTGCTGCCACAGGCTTATGAACTCACTTTCGTTGAGGACGGGTTTCACCATGACTTATCTTCTCCAACACCAACAGGCGCTCCAGAGTGTTAATGACGCGATGCTCCGCGCTGCGCAAAGGATCGCCCTGCGTGCTGGCTTCTTTGGCCAGCTCCATCAATTCACACAACATGATGTGCAGTAGCTCGTGCAGCGCGGTCGCCTCTAGCGAGACGTCATCGACGGCATCGCTGCCGAAGTCGAACCCAAGCCGGATGGTGGCTTGGCGCTGCTCGAAGTCCATTTTGTAGACGACGGCCATCACGCCCTTGTGACGAACGGGCGACAGGTTGATCCGCCAATCTTTAAGGTTTAGCTTCTCCTGCCACTGAAGCAAGAACTGCTCGAACCGCTCGGCGTGCTCTGGCTCTACGGGGTTTGCTGCTTGAGGCATACCTGCTTGACGTACGACTGGAGTCCTACGATCCTCGCTTCCAGTCGGTCAGCTTCTGCACCCAGCTCTGTAAGAGCCGTTGCACAACTTCCGAGTAAGTCACGCTCAAGTCGGGCTCCTCCATTAGCTCGGGCGGAGGTGGCGGAATCTGCGGCGGCAATGGCGCGATCACGCTCGTCGAGGGCGTGGCGCAGGCTGTCAAGAGCAGACTGACTAGCAAGGGCGGCAGTAGCCGCTTTGCGCTTTTCTTCAACATAGCGTTTCTCCGCTTGTTGGCGCTGAACCACCAGCGCCTGTTCCTTGGTGCGCGCTGCGCGTTCGGCGTCGAACGCCTTGGCCGTAAGCTCGGCCTTTTCCTTGTTCCACGCGGCCAATACGTGGCTGCGCCCGGACCGATAGGCCGAGAAGTGCGTACCTGCCAGAACCACCACAAGCACGGCTGCAATCCAGACTTTGGGGTTCAGCAGGTACCACATGGTCACTGTCCTATGCAGGTTCGGTATTCCGCTTCTCGGCGGATCGTGAGGCCGCGCAGCTCGCGCCCCTTGAACTTGTTCCAGCGCAAGATTTCCTTGCACGCCCCGTCGTAGTCACCCGCATTGAGCTTGCGCACCAGCGTGCTGCCGCAGAAGGCGCTGCTGCCGATGTTGTAACTCAATGAAACATACGAGTTGTACTCGTGCTGATGTAAGGGCACCTCGACGCACTGCTTGAGGGCTCCCTCGAACTTCTGCACGTCTTGCAAGGCGCGGGCAAGGGCTTTGATCGGGGTGATGGAGTCGCCCATCTTCACCCCCTCGGTGGTGCCAAACCCGATGGTCGGCACGTCCCCGGGCACGGGGGTATACGCCACGTCACTCCAGCCTTCGTGGGTCACGATGCCCACCAAAGCCGATGCGCTCAGGGCGAGCGCGGCGATGTTGACCCGGTTGAGGCCCATGTCACCGACGGCGGCCCATCAGGCGCTCGTGAGCCTCTTTTTCGCGTTCGTTCTGTTCTTGTTTGTAGCGAATCTCGGCCATCGTCAGCTTGTGCTTGTAGTACCACTGGATGGATACGCCGACGATACCGATCAGAACGCCCATCAGGACGCCAAACTCGGAGGAGAGGAACCACGCCCCGACCGTCGTGGTCGCGCCTGCGTAGGTTGCTTTGCTGCCCACGGCAGCCATGGTGGTGTCTACTGTGCTCACGGCATGCTCTTGCGGGCTCATTTCCTAGCTTTCTCTGCGTTTAGGAACTGCGCCGCACGGCGCACGTCTGCCTCATGAGAGAGGCGGCAATGCTCTTGTTCCCACGGGCTGAACACCCAGTCCAAGAACTTCTGGGTCTTGACCCACTTTTGGCGGTACGCCCGCCCCGACAGAGACTCGTTTGCGGTGGTTTCGTGATGTCGCGGCCAGAACGCCACGTTCAGCAACTGGCTGAGAGCGTCTCCGATCTTGATAACACGAGAGGTACCCACTGCAACACTTTCCGTCTACTTGCTAACATTATGCTCAAACAGGCCACGCAAGTACAGGCAGTTCAGGCTCAATGTCGGAAAAACCCGACGGAATCGGTCGGGTACCGGCCTCAACCTCGGCCAGCAAGGTGTATAGGGTCGCCCACGTGTCGTCCCGGGCCTCGACGCAATACTGGCCTTCGGCTTGGAACTTGGGCACCGTGCTGGTGGCATAGGTGCAGGCTGACAGGATGCCGTCGTAATTGCGGGTGCGGGCAAAGTCGTCGAGGCGCTGCTGGGTTTGACGCACAACGTCGTTTTGCAGAGCTTGCTTGCGGGAGGCGATCTCCTCTGCCGTGGCGGCGCGCACCGTCCACTGCTGCTCCCAGCGGTCCCGCTCGGCCACAAACGCAGGCTGCGCCTGATCGACCGACTGAGTCAGCGGATCGTGAGAGGGCTGACTGGTAACCACGACGCGGACGATGTCGAACTCAGTCAACTGATCATCCGTCATGCTGGCCGGGAAGCTGGTGTCCGGGTATTCCGCCTTCAGCAGATTCAGGTTATACGGGTACTGAACGAGTTGTTGGCCGTTGACTTTTGCGTACATGGTTCTTCCTTACAGTGCGCCGACGGTGACGAGGATGGCGCGGTAGCGGTTAGTACCGGCGTTGGCGCTGGCAGTTGCTGTCTTGTTGCCGGTCGCACCTGCGGTCAAGCCTTCTTGGTAGGCAATTTCGAGCGTTGAGTCGATGCTTGCGCCGTCTTGCGCCACATCCACCGCCTCAGTCATGCCGGAAGGCGGCGTGAACGTCACCGGGCCTTGGTTGCTGTTTGCCTGACAGCCCAAGTACAGCAAGATGCCGTTTGCTGTAGCCGTCACCCCGGTTGCCGTGATGCTGGTCGTGGCCGAGCCCGTGCCCGTAGTGCCTGCGGTCAGAGTTGAAACGTCAACCCCGGCAAGCGAAACAATCGAACCGCACATGGCCGCTGTGCTGCTTGGTGTGGCCGTGTAAGACGCAGCCTCGCTACCATCCACCACGCGATAGAACACATACATTCCCGGCTGATACGCGGTCGTGTCTGTGCTGTTTCCCGCAAGCAGCGTCCAGCCGCTGGGAGTGGATACCGTGAGGCTGGTGGCGGTAGAAATTCCGACGGTCACGACAAACAACAGAAGGTTTCCGGGTACGCACGCAGGGGTATTTACTGCAAGACTAGCGGCCGCATTTCCCGTGGCGCTTGTGCTGGCAATGTATTGCGCGTACTTGGTGTACGAAGCAGCGGGCTTGATCGACAACTGAATGCCAGACGTTTCGCCCAAGGTGGCGCTTGAATCGGTCGCAACCGCCCCAGAACTGACGTTGGCATCCGATAGCGCGTTCTTGCCAAAGATGCGCCACGACGGGGCGTTTGCATCAGCGTTTACGGCCAGTTGCGAAAACCCTGTCTGATCGGGCCAAGTAGCTGACGCCCCCTGATCCATCAGCGACAGCACGATCTCAGAGTAGTTGGCGGTCGGTGTGACCGCTGGCACCGTAATGGCCGAACCACCAGTAGCAAGGGCGCTGAACGACCCGATGGTGTCGTATGCCGCGTTACGGTACGTCAGGATGGTGCCGCCAAGAAGGTCGCTGTTGGTGCAGGTGAACGTGTAACTTGCGCCCTCTGATGCCCCCGCAACTTTGTAGGCAACCCGGTGCCCGCTGCCTTCGTTGAGGTCGGCTACCTCCGTCCAGCCGGTGGCGCCCGTCCAAGTTCCTTGGCTGTTGGCGCCGTAACCCATGATGGCAACCATCAGGTCGCCTTCGCGGGTGCCGGTCGGCTTGTTGATGACCAGCGTTGTGCCGCTGGAAGTGTTCTGCGTGCTGGCTTGCGAGATCAGCAGCGGGCCGGGTTGGTTCTGGTTCGGGCGCAGCGCCAAGGTAACGGCGGCCCACGACCAACCTGTGTTGTCCGATGTGTTGATGGTGAACGCAGCAGGGTCAAACGCGCCGCTCGTCCACGTCTTGTAGCCAAGGCCGATGTTTGCGTTGTAGGCGCTGCCTATAGCAGACCCGGCAGTTAAGAAGCTGGACAGGTCTGAGCTTGAGAACACAATGTTGTTCGTTGATCCTGCCGCGCCAACACCTCCTGCAACAATGACAGACCCCGCCGTCGATGGCGTGATTGACGGTGGGTTGCACAGAATTGAGTTGGCACCAGTGGCCGTCGTGCGGGCCACATCCAGCGGCAGAATTTTGTCCACGCCGCGCCACACTTGGATTGCGACTGCGCGGTGGTAGGTAATTTGGTTAGACGACGACACCGTGACGGTGGTGTCTGGCGTGCTGCCCATGACCTTGTAGCTGACCGACAGGTTCGCGGCGCTTAGGTCGGTTTGGAACAGTTCAGCGACCTCGGTGTACCCGGCGGTGTCAACGCCAATCGCAATATCCGCACTAAGCGTGGACACGCCGTAGTACACGATCACCAGATCGTCTGCCGCCGGGGCCGAGGCGATCCCGCCGGTAAGCGAGGTCAGAGAGACAGACTGACCCGTGGTGCTGCCAGCAAAGCCAGCCGCGTAGCCGCCGACGTACTGGATGGCGGCGGAGTTACCCGCCGCAGCCATCACGATGTTCTTAGCCGACATTACTTAACGTCCTTGCCCAGCAGGAGACCCGTCCACGTCGTGCCGCCGTCGTGCGTGAAGAAGCCCAGCACGTCACGGCCAGCCGAAGTCAGCGTCGGCGCAGTACCGCCCGCCCACTTCACGCCAGAGAACCAAGTGATCGCGGCGCTGCCACCGTTGGTCAGGTCGAGGATGAAGCTCGCTGCCGTGCCCGCTGCCGGGACGTTGCTGACAGTCAGGGTCGTAGCGCCGCTGATGGTCTTGGTGAAGTAGTTGCCGGAGCGCACGTCGATGTCGTTTGCGCCCATTGCCACGCGGGCTTCGCGCAGGCCAGTGGCAAGATCAGCGCCGCCCAAAGCACCGAACGTCAACCTGTTTGCGCCGCCGGTCTGGGCAATCAGCGGAAGGTAGGTTCCCGATCCGTTGATGGCGGAACTGATCGTCGCCTCGGTTGAGTTGATGCTCAGCGCAGCCGTCGATGTGTTGGTCGGGTCGGAGTTGTTATGTACGACGTAGGCAGCCTGCGTAGAGGTGCCGTTCGGGATGGCGCCAACTTGCGTGTTCCCGTTAGTTACGCTGCCCTGAAAGAGCGTGCGGTTGGTCTGCGTGGCGTTGTTGAAGTCGCCGATGATGCGGCGGCTTGCCCCGCTGAAGGTCAGGCTGCCGGTCAGCGTGCCGCCGGTCAGCGCAAGGTAGGTGCTGGCTGCCGTGGCCGACTTGAGGTAGCCCTGTCCCACGACATACGCCGTCGTTGCGACCTGCGTGGTGTTGGTGTCCACCGCCGCCGTCGGCGCAGTCGGGGTGCCGGTCAGGGCCGGAGATGCCAGCGGGGCGTAGGTGCTCGATGCGGTCGCAGACTTCAGGTAGCCCTGCCCCACCACATAAGCGGTCGTGGCGAGCTGCGTGGTGTTGGTGTCTACCGCTGCCGTCGGTGCCGCCGGGGTGCCGGTGAAGGTCGGCGAGGCCAGCGGAGCGCGGCTCGTGTCTGTCGGGTGGACGTGGTCGGCCCGGGCGTACAGGTTGGACGAGCCCGCCGCCTGCGTGCCGTTCATGGCAATGGTGCCCGCAGTGCTGTTACCCTGCCCGAGCACAAACGCTGTCGTGGCGAGCTGCGTCGTGTTGGTGTTAGTCGCTGCGGTCGGCGCTGCGGGGGTGCCGGTGAACGTCGGGGAGGCCAGCGGTGCGCGGCTGGTGTCGGTTGGGTGGACGTGGTCGGCCCGCGCATAACGCAGCGAGGTGCCTACCGTTGCCGAGCCGTTCATGGCGGGGCTTGCGCTGCTGGCCTGACCGACAACATAGGCGGTGGTAGCAACTTGAGTGGTGTTCGTGTCCGCCGCTGCCGTAGGTGCAGTGGGGGTGCCGCTCAACGCCGGGGAAGCCAGCGGGGCGTAGCTCGTCAGCGCCGAAGGCACGACATAGTCAGTGCCGGCCACGGCGTTCGCCAGTGCGCCGCCGTTGTTGGCCTTCAGCAGCGCCGTGCCGGTCGGGGGTGCAATATAGTCGGTACCCGCAGTCGCCATCGACCACGTGTTAGCCGCCGTCTTCTTCAGAATGCCGTCGGTAGCGGCGATACCTGCGATAGAGGCCAGATCGCCGTCGTACGCCTGCACGGCAGTGCCGATGTCAGCGGGGGACAGGTAGTCGGTGCCCGCCGTCGCAATCGCCCACGTATTGGCTGCCGTTCTCTTCGGAATGCCGTTGGTCGAGAGCGCCGCAATGGCCGCGAGGTCGCCGTCGTACGCCTGCACTGCCGCGCCGATGTCGGCTTGCTGCACGAAGTTATCCGCCCCGCCCTTGGTGAAACGCAGACTGATGTAGTCGCCCGGGACGTACGCTTGCGCGGACGTGCCTTCCTGCGCCCGCAGCACGGTAATGCGGCACTCGTTGATGATCGAGTTGTCAATCGCCGTGACCTTCAGAATCTCGACGTTGGACTCCACCGAGCCCGACCGCTTGTACGCCGTCAGCAGGTAGTAGTCGCCAGCAGTCGGGTTGGTCAGGTACGCTGCCGCACCCGTGTTCAGGCGCAGAATGCCGTAGTCGAGCTCCGTGGCAGGCGTGCCGGTTTCGGCGGCGCTCTTGACGTTCGCAATGAACGTGGACTCGAAGTTGTTGACAAAAAGTTGCTTGTTTGCCATCACACTTCCTTAATGCGAACGCGGAACTCGGCTTCCTTGACCCGCAAGTCGTTAGTCGTTGCCCGCACAGTAAATTTGTAGGTCTGGCCGTTGGTGCCTCCGGCGTACACCCACACCTTGACGCGCTCCGAGTTCGGAGCAATGGCGTACGAAGGCGGTGTAGGCATGCTGGGCGCAACGGTTAGCACCACGGAATCGACAATGTCCGCCTCGGGCAGCCACTGCGAAAAGTCGATGTCGTAGTCCAAGACTTCGTTGGGCTGCTGCGTGAATGTTCCAAGAATTGCCATGGTCAGCTCACATAGAGGAGGCGATCCTCTCGCCCAACGATGATTGTACGTTCGTCAACCGTATCTTCGTCGTACGGAATCTGGCGTGCGATGTCAGGATCGACGTTGACCAGCGCCCGCACAACCAAATTAGTCGTGTCGCGCACGTTCGCAAAGGAATACCCGCCCACCGCGACAGCCGCCTGCGCTCCAAATGCAACTGGCGCGTACACCGCAATGCGCGTCGAGTCGTTGGCAACTATGCTTGCTTGAGGTGCGGCGCTGACGGGTGATCTCGCCACGACACTGCCCGACACCGTCACAAGCAGCGAGTTCGCCCATGTCAGGGGGTTGCTAATTAACTCTCGCTCTACCGCTTCGCCACCTGCCACGATGTCAGCACGAACGGTGTACGCCGTCGGCTGAGTCGTGTAGTTCTTGATGCCGAAGAACAGCGACGCTTCGTTGGCAACACTGACCAGTGAGCGCCGGAATACCTTACCGGCAAAAGACGTCGAGGCTGCAACCTCAAACGCCTGATCAAGCAGCCCCCGAGCCCAGACGCGCGGGTGCGCTGTGATCTGGGCAACAACATTGGCGAGGACCGCCGAGCGGACGACCGCATCGACGGGTGCCCCGTTGATCGCAAAGCTGTTGAGGGCAGCAGAGTTCACAGGAACGTGATGGTGCAATCACCCGTGCCGACACCGTTGGAGATGACGAACACGTCGTTGATGTTGAGCGTCTTGGGGGTGGTCAGCGCCTGCGAATACAGCAGGTTGCCGCCCGTCACCGCGTCCACGATGCCGATGTGCGTAATCGTCACCGGAGCGCCGGTCACTGCCGGGAACTGCACGGTGTTGAGGTTGTACGTCACGCCGCTGGACGGGGCCGAGAAAGCACCCGTGGACTGACGCGCATACCACGCTGCCGACACTTCGTTGGCGGTGGTGAAAGCATCGGTCGGGTCCGCCGTGAACAGCGCGAAATAGCGCCCGGAGATCGAGACGATGGGGCTGCCGTTCAGCGTGTACGCTGCGACAGAGTTTGCAAGGTAAGTAGAAAAGCCAGCCATGATTGCTCCTATGGGCGACGGGGTTGAACTCGGAGTGATGCCGTCGTCAGGGACTTGTTAGCATCAATCTTGCCTGCGACAATGCCTTCGCGGAACATACGTTGCCGCATCAGCGCCATCTCGGGGTTCGTAAACGGTTGGTTCGGGATCGCGTAGATGCGGGCCAGAGCGCCGTTGATAATCGGGTCTTCGTAACGGTCCATCATGTCGCGATCCGCGCTGGTGGCATCCCGCTTCGGGCGAACCGCTACGGTAACGACAAGCTCGCCGGTCGAGTTGCTGTCGGGCACCGGCAGAACTTTGATTTCGCCCGGGGTCTCTTGGGTGTAGAACACCGGAGCGCCGTAGCGAGAGTCGTAGTCGCGCATCGTCCACTTGCTGCGCCCCGCAAAGCCCATCGGCGGCAGCGGCATGTTGTCGTAGAACGCGGCGCAAATCGCTACTGCTTCCGCGCCGTTAGGCACTTCGAGCGTGTACACCTGCTCGTCGGCTTCCACCGGGATGGGGTCGCCTTCGTAGCGCCACCACAGGGTCTCGTTGCAGAAGTCGATGGTGGCGGCCCGAATGCAGTGCAGCGCCGTGAACTCCGGGCAACTCGGAGCGTACATCACGACGTCTTGCATCAGCGTATCGAACGACTGGAGACTCATTTGGTGCTCGCCGCGACGTTAGGGTTCATCGGCGCAAGCGCGGTGTTGGGGTCAGTGGCCTGCTCGAACGCCTGCTTGCCCGCCAGCGAGTCCTTGAAAATCTGGTAGTACGACGCCGCTGCGTTAGCGTTGGAGGTGTAGTCGGTGTCCTTGCTGTAGGCGCGGAACACGACATAGTTGACCATCGCGGGTGCGTAGAAGTCGTTGAGCGAAATCGTGTCGTTCTCGGTGACCATCACGGCCGGCGTCGCCGCGTACATGACCTGCACCGAAGCCGCGCCGTTGCTCGGCGGGTAGACGTAGAACGACGTCGGTACGTTCGAGTCGTACACGTAATGCGTCACGGTATTGCTCTGCGTGGCGGCATGCCACGTCGGCAACTGCGCGTCGAGAATCTCTCGCGTG